GGGCATAGTTCTATTCAAAATTTCACAACAGATTAACAGAAATACAGCAAAGGAATCGTTGAAACATGCCCGATTTTATAATATGGAGAGAAGAGTGTGCCTTTAGTCTACTACGTAGCAACAATAGTTATGTGTTTCCACGGTGTCTGTACACAATTTGAATCTGTACCCTATGCCAAGAACATATCAGCTGACAACTGCCAAAGAATGTTGGTGTACACGTTTAAAACACAGGTAGGCCCATATTACGACAAGATTATAGACTTTGAAAAAGACAGTCCGGAGGACATTAAGATAGAATATGCAGGTTGTGATACAACAAGAAGAACACCAGAGGACAGCAACGAATGGAAAATAACACCAAATGTCGATCCAGAGTTACTTGTACCTCATCAGCATGATCTTCGTTGGCAACAGGAGCAGGGAGATAAAATATAGTGGGTAAATCTTGGAATTATGGTAATCTTCCTAAAAAAAGAAAGAAAAGAAAAAAATATAATAAGGGTGGTAAAGCAAAAGAATGGACACAAGAACAAATTAATATTTTAAGTATGGCAGATACTGAATTAGCTGCAGAATTGTATCCTTATTTAGAAAATAACCCTGTAGCTAAATTAGGATTAGATTCCTATCTTTTTGAACAAGGAAAAATAGATCCAGATAATTTTAACCAAAAGTTATTAAAAATTAGAACTGATCCTAATATTGTAAAAATATATAAAGCTTTACAAGAAGGTAGAACAGATGTACGTGTAAGTCCAGCAGCAGCTAAATATAATAGGAAAACTGATCAAATAACAATGAATATGCTAGGTGGTTGGTATAAAACAAATCCTGAAATTACAGGAAAAATACCACAGAAGGAATTTATATTTACACAAGGAGAGTATGGTCCAGAGACTGTTTGGGCAGGAGCTCATGGTAAAAAAGGGCAAATATCAAATTTAATACATGAATTAACTCATAGAGGTGCTAACTATTTACAGCAAAATTTGCCAGAGTATAGCAGGGAATCTATAGATAAAGCTATAAAAGAAAACAAACCTATTCCTATTTATAAACAAATGCTTGATGATCATCCAGCTATGGAGGTAGGGGATAGAGAAGTAGCTGATAAATTAGGTATACAGTTTCAAGGTGTAGATTACCGTAATTCAAAAAAAAGAGCTGAATGGAGAAAAAAGGCTATAAAAAGAACATGGAAAGCAAAACCTTATTTAAGTAAAAGATACCCTAGTACAAAAACTTGGAATTACTAATGCAGCACAACGGAATACTAGCTGAAAAGAAAAAAGAATTAACAGACAAGCAGAAATCATTTCTTTCTCATTTGTTTGAAACTGGTGGAAACATCAATGTAGCTCTTGATAAAGCAGGATATAGTAAGACTTCACGAAGCATGGTGTTAAAAGCATTATCGGATGAGATAATAGAAGCAGCCAAAACAGAAATGGCTGCACACTCAGTAACAGCAATAAATAGAGTAGTAGAAGGAATGAATGATGTGGGTGAACATCCACGAGCAGAGTTGAGATTGAAGGCTGCCCAGACTTTGTTAGATAGAGTAGGACTGGGAAAGCAAGAAAAAGTAGAAGTAGAAGGCAAGATGTTGCATGGTGTAGTTCTTATGCCAGCAAAAAAAGCTATGCCAACTGTAACAATCAACGAGGAGTAACAACATGTGGAAATCACCATCTATTAAAGAAATATCTGTAGGTCTTGAAATCAATTGCTATGCATGTGCAGAAATTTAAATAATGTCTGACATAAAATTACCTCATAACATAGATTTAGCAAAAACTATGAAAGCTATTAAAAAAGCCGGAGAAGATAGACCATATTTTTCTCTTAGTGCAGCTGAACAAAATGCATTATTAAATAAATATGCAGTATATAAAACTGAACCAACAGGGCCCGGTAATAAAAAATATGCACGAGGTGGTGGAGTACGAAAGGTCAGATATTGAAAAATAAACGGAGAGGAAATGTTTTTATACTAAGCTGTTTAGCATTGTGTCTAGTGCTATTATTTTCAGCCTGTGCTTTAGAAACACATGCTGCAGATACTGTAACATCAACTTCCTCTACCGTTTCAGGAACAACTACTGTTGATAGAACCCCAAATACAGCCTCGGCTCCATCAGTAGTTGTAAACAACCAAGATGTTTGTAGTTTTGCTGCTACAGGAGCTTTACAAACACAGATATTTGGTTTAGCTGGTGGAACAGCTGTAAGAGATATGAATTGTGAAAGGTTAAAGTTATCAAGAGCTTTATACCGTATGGGAATGAAAGTAGGAGCCATAGCTATGCTCTGTCAAGATGCAAGAATATTTCAAGCTATGGATATGGCAGGCACCCCCTGCCCTTACAAAGGAAAAATAGGACTTGAAGCTGCAAAAGAATGGGCTAATAATCCTGAGAAACGACCAGATTACGAAGAATGGAAAAAAGAGAATGTTAAAACAGAAGAAGTCGTCAGTGATGAAGGTGCTCTTGGCATCTTCTCTATTCTTCTCATGTTACTCTTTATCTAATGCTCAAATGCTCGATGAGGGCACAACTGTAACTCAAGAAACAGAAGTACAGGGAGATATTAGAGAGGTAACAGAAACAACGACAACTGTTGAACACAAAACAACAGGTGATATTCTCGATGGAGATACAGGCATCGTAACCAGCAAGTACGAGGGAGATATGGACATTGACTGGGGTGGGGTTGGTCCAATTCACGGTATGGTTGATTGTACAGCCATATTTGGTGAAGATACTGGAAAGTGTGGTAAAGCCAGATCTTCCAGTTTAACAACATTTCAACAGTATGTTGATATATCACAGTTTCACATCTCCGATGGAGGTGCACTAGAATGGGAATTAGATTTAGCTAATGCTGCAAACAATACATACGGAACGTATTTTGAAACAAAAGGATATAATGATAATATTCTTCAATGGGAAACAGGGCTAATAAGTTTAGATAACGATGGTACAGCACAGCATTATTCTGGTGAGTATGATTTTGCAGGAGATTTAGACAAGGTATTTATAAGTATTGGTGGTTATAATGACTATTATATGGATAATGTACAGTATACAGTTAATTATAATGTTGTAACAACAACTGTAGAAACATGGGTAGAAATAGTACAGCCTATGCAGTTTGAAGACATAATAACTTATGATATAATAGAAACATTTGATGCAGCACCGATAGAACCTGAAGCAGATATGGATATGCCAATAGAAGGTTTTGACATGGCTATGCCGATAGAGATAGAAATGCCAGATCTTGCTCCAGACATGGGTATGAACGACATGTTTTCAGATATGCCACAAGAAATGGAAACAATGGAAGTTATGGTACCAGACATTGAGATAGAAGCTGTAACATTTGAAGAAGTTATGCAAGAGGTAGAAGTAGCTGTACAAGATATGAGTGCAAATGAACCGATGCCAGAAACAATGCCAGAACCAGAAGTTGTAGAGGTAGAAGTAGAGCAGCCGGTAGAAGTTACAGAAGTAGAGCAACCTGCAGAATCTGAAGCAGAACCTGTAGAAGTAGCAGCAGAACAGCCAGAGCCAGTAGAAGTAAAGGAAGAAGTAAAAGAAGAGGTTGCACAAGAGGAAACACCAAAAGAAGAACCAAAAGAAGAAGTAGCTGAAAAAGAAACAGAGGAAGAAGCTCCTGTAGAAAAAGTAGAAAAGACTGAAGAGCCAAAAGAAGAAGTAGCTGAGAACAAACCTACAAAAGAGCAGATAGCTAAAAATGAAAAAGCAAAAAGAATAAGAATAGCTATGGACAGTGCATATGATTCTGTAGCACAAATGACAACATTAGCTCTTGTAAATGCTTTAGGCCCAGATATATCTACTTACAGTAATCAACAACCTGTGATACAGCCTTCTTGGTACGAAACAAAAGATATATACCAAAACAATGTATTGCCAGATCCATTAGGTAATTACATTTCTGTTAGATCAAGCTTACAAATGGAAGAAATGATACAACAACAATATGAGTGAAGTAGAATATCAAGGTATTAAAGTTAAAGGTGGTAAATTATTATTAATTTTCCCATTGTTAGGAACTCTAGCTGGTGCTATATGGGCAGGCTTTGAGGGATATGCACGATGGGTAGCTATGGAGAAAAAGATAAATGCATACGTTGCTCCTGATCTTTCTGGTTTTAATTTAGAATTAAATGTACTAGAAGAAAAACTAAACAGTATTGAAACAACTGTAAGCACAGAGTTAAATGCTGTAAAAGAGTTAGTAGATGTTGCACAAGATGATGCAAGAACTATTAAAACCGATTTGAAAAATGATATGTATAAGTTACAAGATAGCATGGATCAAATTATAAACGACAACAGAGAATTAAATAGAAGTGTACACAGTAAAATATCAGACTTAGAAACAAGCACTCAGTATATGATAGGAGATGCTGGAAAGAATCTTAATAATCTTATACAGCATGCTTCAGACAGATTTGATGCAAAACGTACATCTATAGAAGAAAGTGCACAAAGAAGACAAGACTTTTTAACAGATGAAATGAAAAATTTAGAAGACCGATTTGATACAAAGCTACAAAGAGCTTTATCAAATCCGTTAGCTGGACAATAGGGAGAGAAAAATGCTTGCTGGCTTACCTGTAGAAATGCTTACGATGCTTGGCTCAAGTTTACTAGGTGGTGTTATGACTATCTGGGGACAGAAAGCTAAAGAAAAAGCTAATCAACAAAAGATGCTTCTTGCCAGAGGTAAATTTCAAATGGATGAGATTGACAAAGCAAGAAAGTATGAGAACAAAGGATTTCAATGGACACGAAGAATTATTGCTTTAACTGCTGTGTTCATGATTATTGCTTATCCAAAACTTGTTCCTGTATTCTTTGATACCAATGTAGTTCTTACATGGACAGAGTTTGAACCCGGATTTTGGTTTCTTGTAGATAAAAAAGAAGTGGTTATGGATAAGATATTTACAGGTGTTGTTATTACACCGTTAGATACACATTTAATGTCTGCAATTGTAGGATTATACTTTGGAGGAAGCTTAGTTCAAAAATGATAGAAAAGTTAGTAGTAGAAGATGGCTGGAAAGTTACTTGGGAAAAATGTGAAGATTGTACCTGTGAAAACTGTACTTGTACAGAGGAAGGTCAATGTGAGGATTGCTCATGCAAAGAGTAAATAGAAGTTCTAGTACTATACCTTTTGGGTACAAGTTATCAGAAGATTCAAAAAGTTACGAACCTGTAGAAAAAGAATTAGAATTATTAGACAGAGCTTTTGAATATGTACGAACTGTTGGTCCAGCAAAAGCTGCAAGATGGTTAAGTACAGCTTCAGGTAGAAAAATATCTAATCCCGGATTAACAAAACGTATGAATAAAGGATTATACCTATAGAAGAAAAAAAGAAAAAACGAGGCAGACCAGTTAAGAAAGACGGAGAGCCAAAATCCGAATATAACTGGTCTTCCCGAATGAGAGCAAAGTTAGCTACACAAAAACAGCTTTCGGAAAAAAGAAAAAGAGCAGAGAAGCTTACGAAGCAAGCAAAGAAAGCTAGGGCAACAGCTAAACGAGCTCAAGAGGCAACAAAAAAAGTAGATGATGCGTTAAAAGGTAGAAGTCAAACTGTTGTAACAACAGATGATTTAAAACACATACCAAAAAAGTTACGAGATCATTTAAAAGACCATGATGTTGTGTTTAGACCAAACGAAGGGCCTCAAACTACTTTTTTAGAATCTCCAGAAAGAGATATACTTTATGGTGGTGCAGCTGGTGGTGGTAAATCTTATGCTCTTTTAGCTGATGTGTTACGAGATGCTTCTAATCCTAATCATAGAGGGTTACTACTAAGAAGAACACTTGCTGAACTAACAGAGTTGATAGATAAAAGTAGACAAGTGTACACCAAAGCTTTTCCCGGTGCTGTATTTAAACAAGCTAAATCAACATGGGAGTTTCCATCTGGAGCAAAGATATGGTTTTCGTATGTAGATGATGACAGAGATGTAACACGATACCAAGGACAAGCTTTTAATTGGATAGGTATAGATGAAATAACACAGTATCCTACACCTTACGTTTGGAATTATTTACGATCTCGTTTAAGAACAACCGATCCAAATCTTAATATGTACATGCGTTGTACAGCTAACCCCGGTGGTGTTGGAGGTTGGTGGGTAAAGAAGATGTATTTAGATCATGCACCTCCCGGTGAACCTTTTTGGGCTAGGGATTTTGACAGTGGAGAAATATTACGTTATCCAACTAGGCATACAAAATCAAATGAACCTTTGTTTTTACGTAAGTTTGTACCAGCAAGATTAACAGATAATCCTTACCTATTTGATGACGGTCAATATGAAGCTATGTTGATGTCGTTACCAGAAGTAGAAAGAAAAAGATTATTAGAAGGAGATTGGGATGTAGCCGAAGGTGCAGCCTTTACAGAGTTTAGTAAAAGTATGCATGTTGTAGAACCTTTTGATATACCAGAAGGTTGGGCTAGAATAAGATCTGGAGATTATGGATACAGCAGTCCTTCCTGTATACTTTGGGGTGCTATTGATTGGGATAACAATATTTGGATATACAGAGAACTTTATGTTAAAGGGTTTACGGGAGAAAGATTAGGAGACACTATTGCTGAGATGGAACGTGAAGATCCACAAATGCAACATGCAGTATTAGACTCATCATGTTGGAATAAAACAGGGTTAGGACCTAGCATAGCAGAGACAATGATACGAAGAGGAGTAAGATGGATACCGGCAGATCGGAATCGTATGGCAGGAAAGATAGAAGTACATCGAAGGTTAGCTTGTGATGACTACGGAAATCCTCGTGTTCGTATTTTTTCCCATTGTAATAATCTTATTAGAACTTTACCTACATTGCCCTTGTCTAAAACAAACCCTGAAGACGTTGATACAAAAGCTGATGACCATGCGTATGATGCGTTGAGGTATATGGTGATGAGTAGAACTTTAGTAAATGTACACAGTCCTCATAGAATGACTCGGTACACACAGAAATATGAACCACAAGATCAAGTATTTGGATATTAATTATTATGGGTAAAAAATTATTAACAATAGAACAGGCTTATAATGAAATTATAAAAACCGGTGGGTTACAAAATGTGCAAACCAAAGGATTAGGTTATAAAGATCTTTTAAATATGGGTTTTAAACCTACGGATTCTGTAAAAACATTAACAACAGAAGCTAATGTAAAAAAGTTAGAAGCTAAAAATTTTGTTACTAATAGGTATCAAACTATCAGACAACTTATTAGAGCTGGGGGTATTGGGGATACAGAAAATCCGTTTATTGGTGGAGATGCTGACGTTAAAGCAAGAAGAGCCGAAACAGGATTAAAAGACGTATCAGCAGCAGGTAAAAAAATAACTCATACTCCTAATCTACGAGGTTATATAAATTCTATTAATCAAGCTATTACAGGATTGACTAAAAAAGGAGATCCTAAATCTTTAAGTTTAAAAAATTATTTAATAATGATGACTACAGCTGGGTTACGTCAAGAGCATTTAGTGCAAGGAGTATCAAGACATAATTATAATGTAGATGAAGGTGTTTTTAGAAATATAATTACAAAAGGAACAGGAGAACAAGCAGCAAAAGTTTATCAAAATTATGATTTAGGAGACGTTCATAGAAGAGTAATAAATCAACAAGTAGAATTAGCTAAACAACAAGGGTGGCAAAATAAATTATGGCATACAAATACAGCAACAATGGCTAACCAACTTACAGCAATTTTAAAACCGATTTTTAAAAAAAATAATGTAAATTGGATACATAATAATACGGGTAATCCTAAAAGTTTTACTATAGGTGATTTAAGAAATCAAACATCTCGAATATTTATTACTTTTAATAATTCTGAAAAATTATCTAGATTTTTAGGTCATGCTGTAAAAACAGTAGGTGAAAAATTTTATGGAAGTCAAGGATTAACTAAAACAGAATTATCAACATTAGGAAAAAACATACCTAAAGTACTTACTACATTAGCTGATGATTTAGATAATATGTACAAAGTAGTTTTTGGAGATCTTGCAGGACATAACATTATAGACAATGCTAAAAAACATGGGATAAATCTATCAGGTACAGCTATAGGCAATACTCCTAGAACTTCTCAAGCAGCTTTAAAAGGACATGTTGATCATTTATCTGGTAGAAATCTTGCATTAGATATACAGTTAGATGAAGTTGAAGAAAATGTAGATAAAAAAATTAAACAGATAGAAGAAAAAGAAAAAGTATTAGATGAAAAAATAAGTAAAAAAGAAAAAGTAGTAGAAAAAGCTAGGCCTAAATCTATAATTTCTAAAATATTATCTAATATAGGAAAAGGTAGTGCAAAAGCTCTTCCTTTTACACAGGTTTTAGAACCTTTTAGATATGGTAGAACAGCAGAACAAAGAACAGGAGAATTGCTTGGCCAATATGCTGTATTTGCAAATGAAGTTCCAGAAGATTACTATACTGATGATAGAGCTAAACAAATGGAAACAGACGAGTTTTGGAAAGTTACTACAGAAAGCTATACTGGAACAGAACCGGAACCTATGGATCAAAAATTATTACAGTTAAAAAAAGAAGAGGGATCATATCTATCCCCAGAAGAAGAAATTTTGCTGATGGATATGCAAAATATACCACATGCTTAATATTAATAACAACCAACTAAAAAGGAGGCAACTATGCCAAAAGGAGTAGAAGGAGCTTACAAATCTGGCTATATTATGGGCCAAATGAAAAAGCAAGGTGAAATGAATGAAGCTAATGAAAGTTCATTACACCGTGAAGGACTAGATTCACACGTAATGGGTGAAAATAGTGGTGCTTTTGAGCAGTCTGTAACATCATCTTCTGGCAAAGGTAGTGGACACACTGCACAGCTAGGTATGATTATGGGCCAATCAAAATCTCATAAATAATAATAAAGGATAAACATATGAGTGATCCTGTTGACGTTTCAGGTGAACTTAATCCAGATGATGCACCCGGTCTTATATCTTTAATAAAAGGAAGACAAAAAGAAGCAGAAGATGGAAGAGAAGTTCATGAAGAACGATGGTTAAAAGCTTATAAAAATTTTAGAGGTATCTATGATAGTACTACACAGTACACATCAACAGAAAAATCTAAAGTATTTATAAAAATAACCAAAACAAAAGTATTAGCTGCTTATGGGCAGATTGTAGATATACTGTTTGCAAATAAGAAGTTTCCATTAACAGTAGAATCTACTCCTGTGCCTGAAGGTGTAGCTGAATATGCACATTTACAAACACCTTTAGATCAACAAATGATGCCACAAGATCCTTATGGTTTTGCTGGAGATGGTCGAGATTTACCACCCGGAGCTACAGAAGCTACAGGTAGTTTAGATTATTTAGGAGGAATAGCACCTGAATTTGAAGGTGCACCAATAGCTCAAGGCCCATCTAAAATGGGTGAACCTCAAATATCTCCTGCTCAAGAAACAGCAAGACGTATGGAAAAAGTTATTCATGATCAATTGACAGGAACTAATGCTGTTACAACTCTTAGAAACTCGATATTTGAATCTGTATTACTTGGTACAGGAATAGTAAAAGGACCTTTCACTCATACAAAAACAGTGCATAAATGGGTAAGAACAGGAGAAGAAAAAGAATATCAACCTTACTATAGAGATATTCCTAAAATAGAAACTGTATCTTGTTGGGATCTTTATCCTGATCCTATGGCTACAAACATGGAAGATTGTGATTATGTAATACAAAGACACAAAATGAATCGAACACAAATTCGTAATCTTATGGATATGCCTATGTTTGATTCAGATGCTATTGGAGAAGTATTATCTGGTGGAGGAAATTACCAAGATAAATACTTTGAAAGTGTTATACGTGATGACAACCATTTAGATAGAAGTGCTTCAGAACGATATGAAGTACTTGAATACTGGGGATGTGTAGATTCATCATTTATGAGAGAAATAGGAATGGATGCTCCGGAAGATGATTTAGGACAAGTTCAAGTTAATGTTTGGATTTGTGGTAATCAAATTTTACGAGCTGTTATGAATCCATTTACTCCAATGCGTATACCTTACCAAATATTCCCTTATGAAATAAGTCCATATCAAATATGGGGTATTGGTGTACCAGAAAACATGGAAGATGCACAATTACTAATGAATGGTCATGTACGTATGGCTATAGATAATTTATCTTTAGCTGGCAATCTTGTATTTGACGTAGATGAAACTTCTTTAGTACCGGGCCAGAACTATGAAATATTTCCCGGTAAAGTATTCCGAAGACAGTCTGGTGTTACAGGAACTGCTGTAAACGGTATAAAATTTCCAAATACAGCAGGTGAAAACATACAAATGTATGATAAAGCAAGGCAACTTGCAGATGAAGAAACTGGTATACCCAGTATAATGCATGGGCAGACAGGTGTTACTGGCACAGGCAGAACAGCTGCTGGCTTATCTATGTTACTTGGATCAGCCGGCTTATCTATTAAGACTGTTATAAAGAATCTTGATGATCATCTTCTCAAACCTATAGGAGAAGCTTTCTTTCAATGGAATATGCAGTTCAACATGGAGAATCCTGATATAGAAGGAGATCTTGAAATTAAACCTAAAGGTGTAGCTTCGGTTATGCAGAAAGAAGTTCGTTCACAACGACTTATTGGTTTATTACAAACAGTCTCTAATCCTATGCTTGCTCCATTTATAAAGATACCAAATCTTATAAAAGAACTAGCTATTTCTCAAGATATAGATCCAGACAGTCTTGTTAATGATATGAACCAAGCACAGATCTATGCTGAAATGTTAAAAGGAATAATGCAGAATGTCCAACCAGAACAACAACCAGAATCAGGAAGCCCTCAAAGCCCTAGCACCGGTGCTGGGCAACCCACAGACATGGGAACCCCTCAGCAACCTGCTCAAGGCACTCAACCTACAGACCTTACAGGCTCTGGTAACGGCACAATCGGAGTTGGAGGTGTACCGGCTGCAGGGGAAGGCCAGTTTGCTGGCAATGCTCCTCAATTTGAGGAATAATTACGAAGATATGAAAAAGGAAAATTCTAAAAAATAATGGCTACTAATCTTTCTCAAGTATTCTTTTCAGATGCTATATCTAATTTAAATAAACCTAAAATTGGAGTAGAAGCAGATCCGTTTGCAACACAGTTTGCTGCTTCTATGTACGATCCAGATTTAACAAAGCCAGAAGGATATGCTGTACCTGAAATAGAACAAAAAGAACAGGTACTTGATGTACCCGGAGGTAGTGAACCTTTAGAATCAGATATATCTGAAGCTGTTATGTTATTTCCTGAAGAGGAGAAAGAAAAAGAACGTAAAAAACTTGGTACGTATGTAGATCCAGTAGCTGCACAGTTAAGAGAATTACAAAAATTTCAAGGGCCAACAACTAAACTATCAGCTACAATGCCTCAACACAGAGGTATTTCTTTAGGAGATGCACCATCAGCTTCTACTTTTACAGGACAAGCCGATAAAGGTTTAGAGCCTGTATCTTTAGCTGGGGAAGATATAGCCGATCTTCCTTCAGACTACATAGGAGAAACAGGTTTTGATACATTAGCCGATGTAGCTTGGGAAAAAGGTAAAGACTATTATGCTCAAGCCAAAGACTATTTATTTGGACCTGATGCTGTACAAGCCCAAGCCGGTGTAGGAGGTTACACAACACCTTCTGCAGCTTTTGCCCAAGGAGGAATGGATTTAGCTACATATGCTGCACCTTTTGCTACAGGATTAGCTACAAAAGCTACTCAAGCTAGTATAGGATTAAGTGGAGCACCTACTTGGTCTTTAGCCGGACAGGGACAAGTAGCAGCAGATACTACAGCATCAACAGCAGGACAATTTGCTGGAACTGCAGCAAAATATCTAGGTCATGCAGCTTCTTTATATGGTATTTACAAAGGATTAAAATCAGGTACTCCAGAAGGACAATTTGATGCAGCTGTACTGGCAGGTGGTATGTTAACAGGAGCAGGAATACCTGCAGCAGTGTTGTTAGGAATGAAAAGTATATTAGGTATAGCTTTAGGACATGGTAAAAGAAAACCTTCTTTTGGTGGTGCAGAGTTTAAAGCTGAAAAGAATAGGCTAACAGCAACTGGAGGATATGGTTACAATGGATATAATAAAGCTGCTGGACAGGCAATGGTGGGAACCATTTCTGATTATGTAAATCAATATGTAAAACACTTTGGTTTACAATTTAATGGTACTCGTTGGGCTAATGCAATAGCTAATGATCCACGAATGAATAGATATGATACTATGGATGACAGTGGGTATGCTGATCCTAGTGTCATTACTCGTAAAATATTTGAAACAGATGGACTCATAACTGGAACTCCTTCTGTAGGAGGTGTGCCAATAGCAAGTCAACAAGATTATGAAAATAAGTTAGCATCTTTTAATCAATGGTATCAAAAAACAGCTCTAGAACGAGGAGGTCTTGTAGATGCCGAATCTGTAGGAATAGATCCAAACGTACTATCTAACGAATGGACAAAAGTTCCTTTTGCAGAAGGTAAAACTGTTACTCCTTCTGGAGGAGGTCAGTATACAACCAGACAAGTTGGTGGAGGCCGAGGTGGTGGTGGTACTACACAAACAGGGTATTATGTTAGTACCGGTAGAGGTACTCAAACTTGGGTGCCAGCTCCAAGTAATGTTTCTGTTGAACAAACATATTCAGGTCCTGTAGCAACATCACTAAAAACATGGGAAGAAGATGCTACACCATATGACATGCTTTATAAAAACCTTGTAGGAATGTTTCCTAGAGGAAGAGGAGGTACAAACTACGGATGATGGATTTTGCACAATTAGACCATGAAGTGTTGACTGCCGGAAGTCCTGCTGCTGAAGGAGAACAAATTGCTGGTCTTATTCAAGAAAATTTAACTCCTGAAGAACAGAATAGACTAAAAGAAATCTACCCTGTACTTATAGAGTTTAATGAATTGATGTTTAAAGCTGAAACTGGCAGATTTCCAGAAGCTCCCGGAGAAATGGCCTCCATAAATGAGCAAGGAGTGCCTATAGAGCAAGCTTCGGAGGGTAGGGTACCTCAAGACATGCAAAGTGAAGCTATGGTACCTTCTAGGCCCATAGAAGGGCAAGTGCCTCAAAATGCTCCGGAAATGATGAGTGGAGGAGGAAAAGTTGATAGATTTGATCCTGAAGGTAAGGGGTATGATGAGGAAACTTATAGAAGAATAGGTTCTCCAAAATTTTTTGATGAAAGAACACAAGAAATGCATGGACCTAGTGCAAGTCCTATATCTGAATTAATTGAAAAAGGAGTTCTTACAGAAGAAGAAGTAAAAAAATATAGCATACCTATGAAAGGCTCATTATTATTAAAAGGTATGAATCATGAAACGACTGCTTTAGAACTAGAGGATATAAAAGGAGAGTATACCTATAAAAAAATGCCTACTCCTTTAGGAGAAAGATATATAGCTTTTCCTGTAAAAAAACATTATGGTATGGCAACCGGAGGAGGAGTAGCAGCTGGTCCAATAGGTGTTGTAGATAAACCCGGTGCTGATAACTCTGGTGTAGCTGATGATGTACCTGCTGAAAGTGACGGATTTGTAATAAATGCTGCAGCTGTACGACATGCAGGATTACGAGATATAAACGACATGATACAAGATGCTGTAACATATGCAGAAAAACAAGGTATGAAATTAAATTTTGGTAAAACACCTGTAGATGCTGAACAAATACTTGTATCAAACGGTGAAGTTGTTATTCCTGATGTGATAGCAAATATAATAGGGTATGATAGATTAGAAAAAATAAATAACCGAGGTAAAAAAGAAACAGAGGAAAAAATACAGCAACAGGAACAGCAACCAGCTCCAACTAGACAGCCAGCACAACCTGTTATGCAAGCAGCTGAAGGAGGAAACATAGAAGAAATTATAGGAAGGTATGCTGGTCCATTCCCAGCCGAAGATGCAGCAATACAAGAAGAAGTAATAGAATCAACTACACCATATAGTTCAGAAAATGCTGATTATGTAGATATGGATAGAGTAAAACAAGTATATTCTTTATATTGGAATCCTGAAACAAAAGTAAAAAAACGAGGTCAAAGACAAAGAGATTATACTTCCGGCAGTAATTGGATGACACATTTAGATAAAGGTGAAAAATATAAACTGCAACCGGGTATAGCAGAAGCTATTCGAGAAGTCATGCCAGCTTTTGATTATGAATTAAAAGAAATAGGTTTCTATAATCCAGAAGCACTAGAATACTTTGCAAAAATAGAAAGCAAAGGGGGTAAAGATTTAATAAATGAAAAAACAAAAGATTATGGAGTTTTTCAAGTAAATATGGCTAATGCTAAAAAATATTTTACTAAAGATACTGAATTTAGAAATTTTGCAAAATTCTATGGTAAGAAAGCTGCAGCACTTACCGGAGTATCTGCACACACATTACGAGAAATATATTTAGACAATCCAGACGATTTTAAAGAATTAATGTTGCAAAGTCCTAAAACAAACTTAGCTGTAGGATTAGCAATGACTCTTCTTCCTAATATGTGGGAAACGGAGAGAAAAAAGAATTTAGACAATTAAGTCTAAAACAATTCCAGCCACCTAGTAGCCAACTAGCACTGGATTAATCAACCAACAACGGCCACCCTCATTTTTTGAGGCACTGTAAAGGAGGAATAACATGGCAAAAAAGAAAACTAGCATGCACAATAAAGCTGCTGCACTTGAAGAAGATCCAAGAACAAATATGTTTAAGGGTAAAGATAGAGTAGATGCAGCTAAAGAGGAAGTAACTGAAACTGAGGACACTAACATCGAGGCCACGATGGAAGCCACTCCGGAAGTAGAAGGTTTTATGGACTCAAAGACTTCAAGCCCAGAACCAGAAGGAATTATGGGTGGAGATACAGAAGTACAGTATAAGAAAAGATATGATGATCTTAAAACGTACTATGATAAGAAACTGTCCGAATGGAAGCAAGAGAAGGAGACTTTGGAAGCACAAGCTAAAGTTGCTGAAAAACAGACTCCTAAATATGCTCCACCAAAGACAGATGAAGATCTAGATCAGTTTAAAGACAAGTATCCAGATGTATACCAAGTAGTTGAAACTATCTCTCACAAGATGGCAAGTAAACAGGTAGAAGATTTACAGGCTGAAATAGGTCGTATTTCTGAACGTGAACAAAAGTTAAAAGTTCAATCTGCTTACAAACAGCTGTTACATACTCATCCTGATTTTGAAGATATTAAAAGCTCTCCGGAGTTTTTACAATGGCTTGAACAACAGCCCAAAAGCATTTCTGAAGGTATTACGAAAAATAATACTGATCCTGTCTGGGCAAGTAGGACTGTTGACTTGTATAAAGTAGATGCTGGTATAGGCAGAAAACCGAAAGCAACCAAAACTAAAGATGCTGCTAAAGCAGTTACTAAGGCTACTAGCCGAGATGTAAATGTTGGGCAGAATGATAAAGTTTGGAAGGTTTCGGATATTCAACGACTCAAACCATGGGAGTTTGAGAAGTATGAAGCAGAGATTGATCAGGCTATGAAGTCTGGTCGTGTTATTAACGAATAATAGTAAAGGAATATTATTATGGCAACAATGGGATTGGCAGCCGGTTATCAGAATTTACCTTCAGGTAATTGGGCACCAGCTATTTACAGTCAGAAAGTTCTTAAATATTTCCGTAGAGCATCTGTGGCAGAAGCAATTACTAACACAGATTATACTGGAGAGATTGAGAATTTTGGTGATACTGTAAACATTCTTAAAGAGCCATCAATTACTGTTGCTTCCTATGCTCGTGGCCAAACTGTAAATACGCAAACACTTGCTGATGATCAAATTCAATTGACTATTGATCAAGGCAACTATTTTGCATTTAAGGTTGATGACATCGAGGAAAGGCAGTCTCATGTAAATTGGGAAGCTCTAGCTACATCTTCAGGTGCATATACCTTGAAGAAAGCTTACGACTACAATGTACTTAAAAACATTTATGATAATGCATTGACACCTACAGGTGAAACACTTGCTACACAAGCAACATCAGCTAACACTGGTGATGAAGTGTCTAATCTTGTAGCTCAAGCAGCACGTATCTTAGATGAAAATGACGTACCTGAAGAAAACCGTTGGCTTGTTGCTCCACCTCAGTTTTATGAAGTGTTAAGAGGAGCAAGTTCTAAAATTATGGATGCATCTGTAATAGGTCAAGCTTCACCATTATTAAATGGTAGAGTAACTGACAGACCACTACATGGCTTTGATTTATACCAATCAAATGCTATTGCAGTAGGTTCAACTGGTTCAGCTGCAACACATACTTTTGGTTCTTCAAGTACTTCTGGACAAACAGCAATTCTTTTTGGGCATATGTCTGCAGTAGCAACTGCTTCACATATTGCTAAAACAGAAGTAATTCGTGATCCAGATAGTTTTTCTGACATAGTTCGTGGTCTACACGTATTTGGAAGAAAAGTACTTCGTGGTGAATCAACAACTGGATTCAAAGGTGTATTTAAAGGCCTTATGGATCTAAATTCTGACTAATTAGAAGGGAGTAAGTAATCATGGCAACACATGATAAAACCGGTAAAGGTGGTACTACAGGTCATCCTTCTAATGGAAGGACACCTTATTTAGTTGAGAATACAGTTGACTTCTCATCTTTTGATCCTGCAGCAAATGATGTTGTGCAAATGCTAGACATTCCTGCTGAAACTTTAGTTATTAATGCTGGTATAGAAGTATTAACTGCTTCTGCTAGTGGTGTTACACTAGACGTAGGTGACGGAGGAGATGTTGATAGTTATGTAGACGGTTACGATTCTACTTCAACTGGATTTGCAGGCTTAGTGGAAAATGTATCTAACTCAGGAACTGTTTACGGTTCTGCAGATACACTTGACGTTAAAGTTCTGGGAGCACAAGACACTTCAGGCAAAGTTAGAGCTTGGGCTGTAATGTGTGACATTTCTGGTGTAGACGAAACTGACCACAACTAAAATATAACCATTGGGTAGGGGGGTTATAGGCTCCCCTGCCTACCATAAGGATAAACTATGACAGTTTGGAATAAACGATCAACACAAAAAATTGTATCTCTAGCACCAAGTAAGACTAACGGTGATGCAAGTAAAATAGAGGACATGGAAATTCGTATGAACTCTATAGAACAAAGTTTAAATTTAATATTACAAAAATTAAATAAAGATAATGAAAGTAAAGATAACAATGGCTAAAAAACCCGGATTATATGCAAACATTCATGCTAAGAGAAAAAGAATTGCAGCAGGTTCTGGAGAAAAAATGAGAAAAGTAGGAGCTAAAGGAGCACCAACTGCTGCTAACTTTAGACGATCTGCTAAAACTGCTAAAGTAAGACATGGTGGAAAGATAAAAAAACGTGGCTAAAACTCCAGCTTGGCAAAGAAAAGAAGGTAAGTCTAAATCCGGTGGATTAAATAAAAAAGGAGTAGCTTCCTATAGAAAAGCTAACCCCGGATCAAAGTTAAAAACAGCTGTAACAACCAAACCATCCAAATTAAAAAGAGGATCAAAAGCAGCTAAGAGAAGAGCAAGTTTCTGTGCAAGAATGAGTGGAATGAAAAAGAAACTAACAGGAGCTAAGAAAAAAAGAGATCCTAATTCAAGAATTAATAAATCATTACGTAAGTGGAATTGTTAGATGGCAACAACATACCTAGTATTAGTAAATAACGTACTAAACGAATTAAACGAAGCAGAATTAACATCTTCTACATTTTCTAGTAGCAGAGGTGTACAAACATCTGTAAAGAAATTTGTGCTAAAAGCTATGCATGAAGTGTACAATTCATTATCTGAAATTCCTGACTTATATAAATCAACTGTACAAGTAACACACACTGGGCAAAGAACATATTCTTTACCATCTTCAAATTCACCTCAAACTGGTGATCTTGCATACAGAAAAATAGATTGGGATACATTTAGACTAAGACCAAAAGAACTTGTAACCAATGGAGAGTTTACATCTAATATAACTGGATGGACTACAGGAGATGGTTCTCCGTCTTATACCAGTAGTGGTAACGGTAGATTAAACTTAAACGATGCAGCAGCATATCAGTCTATATCAACGGTAAAAAATACAACATACAGATTACAAGTTAGGGTTATGAGTCCTAACAGTTCTACAAGTACTTTAGCTATAAAGGTAGGGACTACAGCAAGTGGAGGAGAAGTTTTAGACACAACAAAGTCTGTAGAAAATTTTGGTGAAGGTGCTATTTTAGATACAACATTTACAGCAACAGCTCAAACAACATATATTTATTTTGAAACTGCATCTGGGGTACAATTAGATGTAGACTATGTAAGAATATCTGAGGATATACCTGTAAAAAAATTAACATACATATCTTATGACGATTGGAACACTAATTTTTTGACAACAGATTTGGCTAACTCTGAATCTCATTTAGGAGTACCTGAATATGTATATCCAACACAAGATAAAAAATTTGGTTTATCTCCTGTACCAGATCAAAGCAACTACTCTATAGAGTATGAGTATTGGAAAGTGCATACAGATTTATCTGCTCATGGAGATACTATGGATTTAGATGACAGATTTAAAGATGTAATTACAACCAGAGCTAAGTACTATGCTTACATACTTCGTTCTGATCCACAAGCTGCTCAAATGGCTTACGAAGAGTACAAAAATCAAATGCAGATTATACGTACAGAATACATAAACACAAAAAGTTATATGAGGGATACAAGAATATAAATGCCTGATACTTCTTATACAAAACCGTTTACTGCCAGTTGTGCTGGTGGACTAATACTTAATAAAGATGTGTTTACCATGCATCCGGGTGAAGCATTACAGCTATCTAATTTTGAGCCTGACATAACAGGTGGTTATAGAAGACTTAATGGTACAACAAAATATAATTCAACTATTGTGCCTCAAGTATCTTCTGCTGATGAAAGAGTTTTGATGTCTGCAATATTTAATGATATAATAGTTGCAGCAAGGGGAGGAACAGTATATACTGGAACAACAAGTGGTAGTTGGACAAGTAGAGCTACAAGTAAAGGCACAACATACACATACGATTTTGATAAGTATAATTACAATGGTACAGATAAAATAATCATTGCTACTGGAGCAGCTGCAGCTTTTACACTTGACACAAGCTACAGTGAAGATATAATAAATGCTACAGGTGGAGGTACAGCTCCTACTAATCCTAAATTTGTAAAATCTTTTGCTAATCATATGTTTTATGGAGGTATGTCTAACTCTACACATTCTGTAATATTTTCTGGACCATTTACAGAAGATGATTTTGATACAAATGCTGGTGAAATAAAAGTTGGTGACGTAGTTACAGGCCTTAAAGTTTTCCGTGACGAGCTTTTTATATTTTGCCAAACAAGTATTTATAAAATAACAGGTACCAGTTCAAGTAACTTTGCATTAGCTGAAGTTGCTAAAAACGTGGGTACTATTGCAAATCATTCTATCCAAGAGCTTGGTGGTGATATTATATTCTTATCAGCTGACGGTATTAGAACAATTGCTGGTACTACAAGAATTGGTGACGTAGAATTGGGTACTGTATCAAAACAAATACAAGATAGAATTAATGATATTGGTTATGATAATGTTACATCATTAGTCGTAAGAGATAAATCACAGTATCGTTTGTTCTATCCTGTAACAGGAGGTTTAGAAGGATCACAAAAAGGAATAATTGCAACGATTAAAGTCAATCCAAATTCACAGCAAATGGGCTATGAGTATGCTGATATAAAAGGATTAAAAGTTTCTTGTTGTGATTCTGATTATATAAGTAACACAGAAACGATTGTGCATGGTGGGTATGATGGGTATATCTACAAACAAGATTCAGGCAATGTGTGGACAAGAGCTGGGGGAACAGCAAACATTGATGCAACATACCGATCACCAGACATAACAATGGGAGATCCGGGTGTTAGAAAAAATATGCAAAGAGTAAATCTTAATTGGAAGCCAGAGGGTGAAGTTAGTGCAAATATGTATTTAAAATATAATTATGATGATATAGAAACACCACAGCCAAGTGTATTTACTTTAACAACATCTGGTAGTGGTGCTAATTATGGTGCTGGTATATACGGTACTTCAGCATATGGACAAGGAGATTTACCTATAACGAGACAAGCTGTAGAAGGCTCTGGCTTTGCTGTAGCATTAAAGATAACAGATACAAGTAGTAACATTCCTTTTTCTATAAAAGGTTTTGAACTAGAATTTACACCGGGAGGGAGAAGATAGATGGCTGTTTATACTAGGCAGAGTTCATCAGGAATAGTAGATGGTGGTACAATTGAAGCATCAGATTTAAATGCTGAATTTGACCAGCTGGCCTCAGCATTCCTTGCACCAACATTTGGGGTAGGAACTGCTGGTACAGATATTGTAATGACATTTGATGGAGAAACATATGATGGTGTGATTACATGGATGGAAGACGAAGATCATTTTAAATTTTCTGATGATATATTATTAAATACTACCGAAAAATTAAAATTTAATGATAGTGGAACATACATCTATTCTAATGCAGATGGAGATTTAGATATTGTATCAGATGGTACAGCAGTTGACTCTATTAATTTAGAATCAGCTGGTGGTATTACACTTGATGCAGGTACAGCAGGAAGTGGTATTGTTTATGAAGACGATGGTACAGAAGTTCTTCGTATATTTAACTCATCTAGTGACGTTACAATACAAACTAAAGTATCAGATAAAGATTTATATATTAAAGGTAATGATGGTGGCTCTGATGTTACAGCTTTAACTTTTGATATGTCAGATGCTGGTAAAGCTACATTTGGTGGTAATGTAGTTGTAACTGGAGATTTAACAATTTCTGGTGATGATTTAACAATGGGTACTAATACTTCAGGATATGTATTAGTTGCAGATGGTACAAACTATAATCCAGTTGCAATATCTGGAGATGTTACATTGGCTTCTAATGGAGCAGTAACAATTGCTGCAACTTCAGTAGAAAATTCTATGTTAGCAGGATCAATTGCTGATAGTAAATTATCTACAATCAGTACAGCAGATAAAGTTGCAGGTGGTGCTATTCAAATTGATAGTGGAACTGATGGTACAAGCATTACTATTGCTGACACTGATAAGTTTTTAATAGATGACGGTGGTACAACAAAGTACATCAATGCTTCTCAAATTAACTCTTATGTAAGTGCTGCTGTTGCTGCAGATGACATAGCTACTGGTGATTCTGCTGTAACAATCGCAACATCTTCTGGTAATATAACTATAGATGCTCAAGCTGGTGATGCAGACATTATATTTAAGGGAACAGACAGCAGTTCAGATATTACAGCTTTAACATTAGATATGAGTGAAGCTGGAAAAGCAATTTTTAACAGTGATGTAACAGTAGGTGGAGACTTAACAGTTACCGGTGATGACATTACTATGGGTACCAATACAAGTGGTGCTGCTTTAATTGCTGATGGAACAAACTTTAATCCTGTTGTAATTTCTGGAGATGCTACTATAGCAACAAATGGTGCTTTGACAATTGCTAATGATGCTATTGATTCACAACATTATGCTGATGGTTCTATAGATACAGCACACATTGCTGATGATCAAGTTACATTGGCAAAGATGGCAGGTCTTGCAAGAGGTAAGATTATCTATGGAGATTCAAGTGGTAATCCAGCTGCTCTTGCTCTAGGTTCAAATGGACAGGTATTAAAATCAGATGGAACAGACATATCTTGGGGTGCCCAGTCTGTATCTAGTCTTGCAGCTGATGATATATCAACCGGTGATGCTGCTGTAACTCTTGCAACTTCTGCCGGTAACATAACTATAGATGCACAGGGCAATGATACAGATATTATATTTAAAGGAACTGATGGAAGTTCTGATACAACATTTTTAACTCTTGATGGTAGTGATGCAGGTACAGCTATATTTAATCATGATATTAAAGTAGCTGATGATGGTCAAATAGGTTCTGCTTCTGCTGCAGATGCAATGATAATATCTTCAGGTGGTATTGTAACATTTAAAGACGACATACTTATCAAAGACGGTGGTACAATAGGCTCTGCTTCTGATGCTGATGCAATAGCTATAGCTTCAGACGGTGTAGTAACCATGAATCAAATACCTGTATTTAGTGCAGGTATTAACGTATCGGGTGGCAATATAGCTGGTACACTGTCTACTGCTGCACAAGCTAACATAACAAGTTTAGGCACACTAACAGCATTGACTGTAGATGATGTAGCTATTAACGGTAAAGTTATGACTATGACAGGATCTACAGATGATACTGCTGTATTTACTGTAGGCACAAACGGTACACTAACAATAGAAACAACCGACACAGCTGCAGCTGCTGCTAACATGCAATTAACAGCTGATGGTACATTTGAAGTAGATGCAACGACTATTACTTTAGATTCTGGGGCAGACATTGTACTAGATGCTGCTGGCAATAATGTAACATTTAAATCAGCCGGTACATCAATACTTGACTTTAGCAACAGCTCTTCTGATGCTGTAATAACTGCTAGTGTACAAGACAAAGACATTATATTCAAAGGTGATGACGGTGGTAGTGCTGTAACAGCCTTAACAATGGACATGTCTGCTGCTGGTAAATCAATCTTTGGTGCTGGTGCTGTAGGAGCTACACAAACAGCCAATGCAACAGGTAGTACAACATTAGATTTTGACACCTACCAAAACTTTGTACTAACAGCAACAGGAAATGTAACTTTAGCTAATCCAAGCACAGAAAGTGTTGGACAAAGTGGTGTAATTGTGTTAATACAAGATGGTACAGGTAGTAGGACTTTATCAACAGGCAGTGACTATGAATGGCCTGCAGGAACAGCCGGAACAATATCTACAGCTGCTAGTTCTGTTGATGTTATCCCATATTTCGTAGATGCTTCAAATAGTATATTATTAGGAGCACCTCAACTAGCATTTGCAACACCTTCATAGTAACGGAGTAAGTAATTTATGAGTGGACCTCTCTCTAATCCTTATATGTTTAAATCTGCAGCAGGTGCAGCTAGTTTTTATGATTACGAAATAGCAAATTCAATTAGAATGAGTAATGATAATGATAGCACTTTAAAAATAACAGCAGGTACTCCTACAAGTAATAAAACCTTTACTTATTCTTGGTGGATGAAAAAATATACACAAGACAATAATACCACTCAAGATTCTAATGTATTTACAGCAGGAACAGGTGGTGGTACATATGTATTTTTTGCTTTTACAGGTGCAGGTGAAGGTAATGATATGTCTAACTTTAATTTTACAGGTGGAGGATATGGAGATACTCGTTTAAGAACAGATATGAGATTTAGAGATCCTGCGTCTTGGTATCATTGTGTAATGAGATTTGATAGCACTCAAGCATCATCTTCAAATAGAGTTCGTTTATATGTAAATGGTGAAGAACCTACATACGATAGTGCATCTGTTCAAGGTGCTATATCACAAGATGAAGATTTTTCTTTTTTAAATGCAAGTGGAGTAGTACAATCTTGGGGTGGTATTAGTGGTGTAGGTACAGGTCAAGAAGGTTGTGATATATATTTAGCAAACGTAGTATTTTGTGATGGGCAAAGCTATGGCCCAGATTCTTTTGGTGAAACAAAAAATGGTGTGTGGATTCCTAAAGATCCATCTGGATTAACCTTTGGTAATAATGGTTACCATCTTAAATTTACTAACAGTAGTGATTTAGGAGAAGATTTTTCTGGTAACGATAATGACCTTACAGCATCAGGTATAGCAACACACGATCAAACAACTGATACTCCTACTAATAATTTTTGTACTATAAATCCTGTATATAGAGGAGATCAAACAGCTGATGCAAAGTATGGAACTTTATCTGAAGGTGATTTAAAACATAGTTATTCTTCAAGTTCAGATGCACAAAGACCTTGCACAATTAAAACACCTGCATCTGGTAAATGGTATTTTGAATATTTAATAAATGGTGGTGGAGGAACTGGAGATTATTCTCCCGGTGCTGGCATTATGGACCCTAATACATATACTATGAATGGTGGTAATTATAATGATACTGGTTCTATTAACTATCTTAATAATACTAATACAGTTAGAAAAAGTGGATCTGAAACAGGAGATTATAGTGGCTCAAGAGGTTCTAATGGTGATGTTATGGGTATTGCTGTAGACATGGATAATGGTGCTTTTTATGTTAGTAAAAATGGAACATTCCAAACAATAGATGGGGGTTCTCAAGGTGATCCTACTTCAGGTTCTAGTAAAACTGGAGCAGGTGCAACATGGACACCAGCTAGTGAATTTACTTCTGGCATGGTTCCTTTATCATCTCCAAATGGAGGAAGCCAACCAATAATAACAATGAATTTTGGACAAGATGGAACTTTTGCTGGACAAAAAACAGCAGGTGGAAATAGTGATGGTAATGGTTATGGTAATTTCTTTAGTGCTGTACCATCTGGATATTTAGCAATATGCACAGCAAATTTATCTGTAGCAGAGGAAATCGATCCTGCAGAAACTGATGACAATTATCCACAAAAATTATTTTTTATGTCTAAATATACTGGTAATTTAACTAATAGAACTATAACTACAGAAAGCCAACCAGATTTAATAGTTAATAGACAGAGTAATTATAGTCAAAATTGGTATACAGTAGATTCTACCAGAGGAATAACAGCTAATAAATATATACTATGGGATACAAATGGTGCTGAAGCAACTTTTCCTCAAAGTAATTATACCTCTGTAGGTTCTACTTCTTTTGGTATATCAAGTGGAACTTGGTTGAATAGTACAGGTTCAGAGTATGTGCAATGGATGTGGAGAGCAAATGGTGGAACAACAAGTTCTGGCTCTGGAGATTTAACATCTACACATCAAGTTGATCCTAGTGGTGGTTTTAGTATTGTTAAAGCAGTAGGTGATGGTTCTGGTTCTGGAGATAAAACAGTTACACATGGTATGTCAGCAGCTCCAGATTGTATTTTAGCTAAAAATTTAGATTCAACTTTTAACTGGGATACTTACTGGTCTAGTGGTTTAACAAGTGGTTATGGATTACGATTAAATACGAATGATAATGAATTATCTGGTCGTTGGGGTACTGTTAATTCTTCTATATTTACCTGCAAATATAATTATACTTGGGTGGGTTCAGATAACTTTATTTATTATTGCTTCAGAAATATAGAAGGATATATCAAAGTGGGGAAATACGTTGGTAATGGAGAGGGCTCTGATGGTACTTTTGTTTACACAGGATTTAAACCTGCATTTTTAATGATAAAACGTACTGATGGATCAAAGTCTTGGTTAGTGCAAGACAGTCAGAGAGATCCATATAATCCTGTATACCATTTGCTAAAACCTAACAGTAATGCAGCAGAAGAAGCATATACAGATGGTACAGATTATAATGATTTTCTTTCAAATGGATTTAAGGTTGCTAGAGGAGGAGATGCAGCAAACTTTAATAATGATGGATCAACTTATGTATTTTTAGCAATGGCACATAACCCATTTAAATACGCAACAGCAAGATAGAGGAGAAAAACAATGTGGGCTAAACTAAATTCGGATAAAGATACAATAGAAGAAATTATTGTAAATCCGAAAATAATGACAGTAGATGGGATAACCCATCCTAGAACTTTATTTTCTCTGTGGACAGATGCAGAAAGAAAAGCTATTGGTATAGTACCAGTAACAACAAGTGGCACATCTCTTGATAGCAAATATTACATAGAACAAGATGAATCATTTGCCATAGCTGGAGATAAAAACTCTGTAGTTAGAACTATAGGACAAAAAGCAGCAGATAAAAACCTAGCCGATGTAAACGAAGTATGGACACAATCAGAAATTGATGATGGACAAGCTCCGGGTGGCACATCTGCTAACGATCCAAAGTTAGACGATGATGGAAATCAAATTGTTACAAAAGGTTTAAAAACTTTAGCAAAACAAAAAGCCGATGTAGATGCTAATAGTCTATGTCAAGGTTTTAACTGGCTAATACAACGAAAGGTTACTGCTGATACAGCCATACCTTCAGCAGTGGTCACCTACATGGCAGCAGTGAGAACAGCACATGCTTCTATCTGTACAGCCATAGATAATGCCAGTGACATAGATGCATTTAAAGTTCTTCACACAACTGAATACAACGAGGATGGTTCTGTAAAAACTATAGCTAAAGTTGACGATTGGCCTGATGACAGTGGAGTAGAAGGATATAGAAGATGAAATGGATACTAGTAATAGGATCAATTATAGTAATCTATGTACTCTTTGCTCCGTTTGTAAAAGCACAAGATGTAACCGGTGAGGTAGAAATGAGAGCATCTATGCGTAACATGGTCTGTGCAAAAGATTTTGATTTTGCCCATAGGGATGTGACAGAAATACATGGAGAAGAAGTTATTTGGGAAGGTGCTGTAGTTGATGGAAAGAAATTAGTAAGACTTTATATGAACAAAGAAAATGGCAAATGGACAATTTTTGAGTTATACCCTGATGGAAGTGGCTGTGCTGCCCACGGTGGAAACGAATCAATATTGAGGGAGGAAACAAGTGGCATCATCAACTGACGTAGATCCTGTAAAGATAGGAAAGTTAATACAGGCTGTAGAGACACTTTCAAAGGATGTGGAACGACTATCGAAACGATTAGATTCACTAGAGAGCCAGTTAGACAAGGGCAAAGGACTTTTTATAGGAGTTCTGTTAGTTGCCAGTGGAGCTGGTGCAGCAATATCAACATTAATGAATAAGTGGTTTTAGACAATGGCAAGATTACCTATTATAAAAAGATTACAACAAGGAGGAACTGCTACTGAAGATTTACCTGCACAAACAGGTGGAGCAGGAGTTTTTCCCGGTACAACAAATGTAGATGAAGAAGGTACAACATTTGTAAAACCTTTAAGTGGTGTTACTCCAGATCAAAAAGTAGGATTAACTACAGGAGAAAAATTAACCCCTCAACAAATGGCAATGCAAACGGGGGAAGAAATTGGAGATATTTCCGTAGCTGCACAAACAGCAGCACCAACGGTAACGACAGGACAGGCTAGTACAACAGGATTAAATGTGGCTACACCTACAGCAACAGATGCTGTTGATTTTAAACAATCTGCAGATACTTACTCAGCATATGTAGATGAAAACTCTCCAACAGCAACTGCAGCACAAGGTAATTTATCGGCACAGTCTATAATTGGTGATCCTTCTACTATGGCCTATACAAATGCTATACAAGGAACAGTTTCAGAAGGCTCTCAAGCTACAGCTGCACAAGGAACAGTGTCTAATTTAAGTACAGTTAAAGGACAGCTGGAGTCTTTGTTTACAGCAATAAAAGAAGGAGAAGAGTTGCCTGCATGGGCTGCTCCTGCTGTACGTAAAGTAAATGCAATCATGCAACAAAGAGGGCTTGGTGCTTCTTCTATGGCAGCTGCTGCTATTACTCAAGCTGTATATGAATCTGCTATACCTATTGCTGCACAAGATGCTAAAACCTATGCCACTGTAGATTTACAAAATTTAAATAATCAACAACAGACTGCATTACAAAATGCTACAGTTTATGCTGCTATGGATAAGCAGAATTTAGATGCTCGTTTACAATCTGCCGTAAACAATGCTCGTTCATTTCTTTCTATAGATACTGCTAACTTGACAAATCAACAGCAATCAAATACAATAACTCATCAATTAGCTATGCAAAAGCTATTCAACGATCAAGCTGCAGAAAATGCTGAAAGACAGTTTAATGCTAAGTCTAACAATCAGGTTATGGAGTTCTTTTCTGAATTAGGTACACAAGTCGAAAATGCTAACATGACTAGAGAAGCTGCTATGAGACAATTTAATGCAGATCAGGCTAATGCTACAGGAAGATTTGTAGCACAGATGGAAGATTCAAGACAAAAGTTTAATGCAAACATGGCTGTACAAATAGATCAAAGTAATGCTGACTGGAGAAGAAACATAAATACAGCTAACACTTCTTTAATCAACGAAACAAATAGAGTAAATGCACAAAACTTATTAGGGCTGTCAACTCATGCACAAAATCAGTTGTGGCAAAGATACAGAGATGAAGCATCTTGGGTTTTACAAAAAGCAGAGTCTGCAGCCGGAAGAGCCCATGCTTATGCTATGACTTCTCAGCAGAATGAATTTTCAAGAGATACGTATGAACAAGAGTTTAAAGATAATACTTATGCTGAAATGGGAAAAACAGTTTTGTATAAAGTATTTGGTTTAATTTAAGGAGATAAAATATGAGTGCACTTTCAGATTTATGGCATGGCATAAGAAGTGGTTTTGATATTAATAAAATGAAAAGAGATCCATTAGGAGCTGCCGGCAAGATTGCAATGATTTATGGTATAGGTAGTACAGCATATGGAGCTTTTGATCCTGCAGGTGCTAAAAAAGTTGGTGATTGGATGAGAGGTGGATTTGGATTATACCCTAATAATTTACAATCTGCCACATATCAGAATTATCAAAAATCTGTAGGACAAGGATTTCTTGAAAGAACAGTAAAAGGAGTGGGAGGATTTCTTGCAAGTCCTTTTGAATTTGGTAGAGATTTAAGAGGATGGTACAACGGGAAGTTGTCTTGGACTAATGTTAAAGATAGAAATTTTGGTTGGCTTAATACCAAAACTGCAGCAGATACTGCATCAAGAATACTAGCAGGTAGAGGCTCTGGAGGAGGTCCTGCAGGTTCTCCAAAAACTACCCACAAAGATTTTAGAGGAAATGTATTTCCTACCCAATCAGCTAATATATCAAACTTTGGAGCAGGCCAAACCAGTGCTTATAAACCCGGAGGATACTCTCAAGGTCTTATAACAGCAGGTATAACTCCTGAAACTTTAGCTATGCTGGGTTATAGGGCTGGACAAGTAGCTGGATCTGGAGGACAAACTGTAGATTTAGAAGACGTAGCACCTATTAAAACAACATTAACATCAGCAGTATAGGATAAAAACATGTTATTAAAACCAAAAAAAGAAGGAGATATGCCTCCAGAACAGGGCTCTATAGAAGCTTTAGATCCTTTTGATCACCCTATACCCGGACAGTCTTTAACAGATGAACCCGGTAAATGGTCTTTTGAAAAACCTCCAGAGTTTGTTGACGTAGACGAAGCTGTAGCTTATGTGGTAGATAAAATAGAGAATAGCAATGGGGGTAAAGAAGAATTACAAAAACATATGTTAGCTGGTATACCTATAGAAAGTATTGTAAACACTATAGCTTTTACAGGATTTACAGATGGGCAGTGGAATCCTGACGTAGCAGAATTAATAAAATTACCTTTATCAGCCTATTTTATGATGATGGCACAAGAAGAAAACATTCCAGCTATTATGTTTAATAAAGATCCATCAGAAGATCAAGGTATAACTGATGAGCAGGTATTGGCAGGTATGCAAGAAAGCAATCCTGAAGCTTTTGCTCATTTACAGCAACAAGCAGCTATGATGCCAATGGAAGAAGAACCTATGCCAGAAGGATTTTTAGCTATGCCTCCACAAGAAGAGCTTATGGAGTTAGAAGAACAACCAGTAATTGAAGGGGAGGGAATGATATAATGCCTATATCTCCATTTTTAGCTTTTACTAGAGGTGCTTTTGAAGGATATAATTTAATATCGGAAGAAGAAAGAGCCTCTAAAGCTGCAGAAAATTTAGAAAGATATAAAAAATCTTTAGAGCCTGATACAACACGTTATTTTCAAGCTATGGGATCTAATGGTTTGGTTAAATTATTTCCATTAGCTGACGCAGGAGATTATACAGAAGAGGAACTTCTTAGATTTGATATGAATACAATTAGTGAACAGTTAATACCAGAGAATAGAATATATATAGATCCTTATGGCATTACAAGAAATATAGATGACGATCCTGTTTTATCAAACAATGTAGATAAACGAGTTCGTTCCTATATGAGAGCATGGTTCGATGCAAATGCTATTGAAAAAGGAGGTGAAAAAAATAAGTATACACAGTTGCCTTATGATTGGCAAAATGAGGCTTTTTTTCAACATCCTTATTATGGTACAATGTTTACTGATATAGTAATGAATGGTATGTATGAAAAATTACCTCCACCACCTAATAACAATGCTGCTCCAGTTGTATCTATGGATGACAATAAAAATATAAATGGTGCATATGCTACTTACAGCAATGAAACTATAGGGCCAGCATATAATAGAACTACTCAACTGTATGAAAACATGACTCCAGATGTATTTAATAATATATTGGTTAAAAAATTTAATAAAATGAGAGGAGCACCTTCTACAGCTGCTGATTATACCCGTAAATTTGGTCTTCCTGCAATTCGTTTACACAATACTCCTGTAATAACAATGGATATTACGGAACAAGAGTATCTGCAAAATGCATTTGGGTTTCTTCTTGGTCCTAATGAACAAGTTACTTATGGTCATATTATGCATGCATTTGTTAATCAACGTGTTCCTGATAATACAATGTTGCAAATATTTAACAATTCTTTACGAGTATACAAAGATCAAGTTGGTGACATATCTAACAGAGATATATTTAAAGCTTTTCAATTATCATCACCTGTTAGAGCAGAACATCATGGTGCCTCTGGCAGAATAGTTTATGATGATGCTGCTAGTTATATTCAAAACCATTTTGAAATAAATTTAGAACAATTAGCAGTAAGGTCCGGTGCAGGAAAAAGTGTTGTAGAAACTGTATCTTATATGAAAAATAATTTAGCAGATTTTGAAGAAGACAATGGGTATTTTCCTCCTATTAGTAAACTTTTATCAGGACCTTTAAGTTTTCTTTCTGGTATATCAAAAGCACCGGGTGGTGCAGATTTAGTTTCTCAAACTATGTCTTTATTTACCAGTGTAGGTGAAAATTTAGGAATAAGACAAGATTCAAAAATATCAGACAAAATGACTCGTTTAGCTAAGGCTGCTCAGTTAGAAACTCAAGGTTTGACTGGAGATAACCTTGGTGAAAAAGCAATATTGACAGCAGCAGCTACAGCAGCTAGACATGAATATTATAAGTATATGTTAGCTTATCAACTTGCTGTAGCTATACAAGGTGGTACCGGTGGTAGAACCGTGTCCGACCAAGACGTAGAAAATATGTTAAATGCTATAGGTGATAGACTGTTTGCTAATGGAAGAGTACAAGTAGCTGTACTAAATACTATTGAAAAATTTGCTCAAGATATTGTGGATAAAAACCAATATTGGTCTAACTCTAAGATGGGTATAGATTATGCCTATGCTGCAGATGCAATGGATAGATTTATGTATGGAGGTGTGTCTGTAAATACAGAATATGGTACAGCTCGTACAGAATATGCAGGAGCAATGCTTTCAAATGAAATAAATAAAGTTGGTGAAGAGGAACTTTTACCTGAAATAGCAGGTCTTAGAGATAATATTTTAAATGATGCTTTAATAGCTAAAGGTATTATTAAACCTGATGAAATTATTAGCTACAGAAGGGGAGTAGATTTTAATTTAAATTTAGAACATCATATGAAAGTTAATGATTTTTTAACTAGAGACCAGTATGGAATGCTTGTAGATAGGCATTACTCTGGTAATAAACAAGCTCAAAAGCAATATAAATCAGATAGGGCTTATGAAAATTACGTAAAAACCCATAAGGCATATAACGAAAATTAAAGGAATTAAAATGGCTGAAGAACAAATAATAACTGATGCTAACAATCAAGAAATACGTAAAGATGACAGTGGTGTTAAGGATAAAGTCCTTGTAGGCAACCCTATAGAAGGATTTAGATGGGTAGACCAATCTGAATATAGTTTTACAGGAGTTGAAGAAGGATTGCCTGTATCTTCAAGTGGAATTACTTCATCTCTTCCCGGACAGCCGGCTTATATTCCTCCAAGAGATCCTGTATTTGGACCTAATGTTCCGTTACAAAGAGCACAAAAAATGGCTTTAGAAGATCCTGATGCTGCTACAAGAATGTTTTCTTCTCCAGAAATTATAGCACAAGTTGAAGAGGCTGAAAAACAAAGGCTGCAAAGATTAGAGACTGCAGAAGAATTTTTAGAAACTATAACTTCTAAAAAAGATTACGATTTGTTTCTTCCAGAAGAAATACCTGAAAATTTTCTTAAAGATGAAAATGGAGAAATTAAATATAAAACTGTTATAATAGAACATCCTTGGAAAGGAACAAAAACTGCAGTTAAGGAACCTTTATTTAAAAGAGTAACTTTTAGACATTATTTAGGATCTGCAGGAACAAGTGAATTAGGATCTCCTGAAAAAGGAGAAACTGTTGTATTAGAAGGTATAACAAAATCTGAAGCTATCAGAGCATCTCATCTTTACACAGATATTATGAAAAGACGAGGAACAACTAAACCTGTGTGGTCTACAGGTAGATGGTGGGAACGTATTCCCGGATATACAGCAGAAGGTCCTTTAGGATTTATGAAACATCCAAAATCTGGAGAAACAGCTTCTTTTATGGAATTGTTGTATGGTACACCTATATTGGGAGATGTGGCAGCAGGGGTAACAGCTATTCCTCGTCTTATTACTGACACAGGTACTGTAAGTGCTTTAACTTGGGCTATGAATAAAGAAAAAGAATTTACAGATTGGATACGTACAGGAGGAGATGAAGAAGAATATTTTCATGAACAGGAAGTTTTAAACAAGCAATACTTGTGGTCAAGAAATGTTTCAGCAAGACAGATTAAGTATATGTTAGACAAACCTGAAGCAGAAGGTTTAGATCTATATGTGCATCTATTAGGAGAAAATGTTGCATTTACTTTAGGTGCTTTAAGAGCTACAAGATTTTTAGGAAAATCTAAAACTTTTTATGCAGATATAAACAATGAAGTTTTTGAAAATTATAGGAAAGAAATTGTAGCCCGACTTAAAAAGGCTGGCATAAAACCTACACAAAAAAGAATTGATAAAGAAATGGATAAAATTTCTGCTACTGAATTTCATTTGGATGCCAATAAACTTATAAGAAATAAAATTTTACCAAATTATGCAGGAGAAAATGCTAGATCTGTAGACAAACTTAGATTAGCATATAATAATGCTAAATATAAAGTAGGTGCAAATCCGGGATTATTTGCAAGAGATGTGGGAGTTACAGAATTAACTTTTGGAGGAGGTCAGTATCTTGGTATAGATCTATGGGGTGATGATGAAATGTTCGGTCAGTTAGCTTTAGGTTTAGGCTTTGCTGTACTTACTCCCGGTGCATTAGATTCAGCTATACGAACTGGCCAATGGCTTGGTCTTAAAGCTATTGACGTAGTAGATCAAGCCCATACTTTAATAGGCATGGACTGGCAATTTGGTCAAAAATTAATACAATCAATAGAAGGTACAGGAGACAGTGCTTTTTTACAAAGTATGTTAATAAATGGTGAAATAAATAAAAAACAATATCAAAGTGGTTTAAAGTTTTTTCAAGCTTTATCACAAATGCCTGATAATTTTAGACAAAATGCCATAGCTTCTTTCAAAAGAACACAGAAAGTTAAAGGGGAATTAGAAAGTTATGTAAGATCTTTAACATCTGTAGGTGTAGATGGTACTGCTTTACAAAAAGGCCAAGGATTGGCAGACAGTAAATTTGGGCAACAATTTGAAGTTGATCCAAGTTTACCAGATGAAGTTAATATTAAAAATGTTATAGATGATTTTAATGTAACATTAGGTGCAACATTAGATATAAAACTTTTAAGTTTAGCAGAAGCTAAATTAATGGATCAAGCTCAAGCAGGAATGACTCTTGATTATAATTTTCTTATGCAAGCAAAAATGGCAGAAGATAAATTTAAAGCAGCTTCAAAATTAAATAGACTTTTAGATACGTTAGGTGCATCTTTTCCAAAAAATTTAATATCTGATGATTTACAAGCTTTTTTAAAAGAAGCTACAACTCAAGTCAATTCTGTATATGCTGAAACAGCAGAAAATATAAAAATATTAAAAAATACAGTAGGGTATCAGTTGGGAGCTGAATTTTCTAGTAAGTCAAGAGACTTGGCTAGACTAGACCATTTAATAGACGGTTATCATGATCTTCGTCTATTAGAGTTAGAAGTTGATGGAAAACCTATTACTACAGAAGATATTAATAGAATAAGAAAAGAAGCAAGCAACGAAAAGTATATAATACGTAGAAATATTATTGCAGATGAAATGAAAAATTCTCATGCAGGTCCTGCAAACAGGTTTACTGCTTCTGAAAATAGTGCTGTACACTATGTTCAATCTTGGGAAGATGTAAAAAGTATTGGTGGTCGAAAGTACAAAGATGCATTAGAAGATGTAGATGTAGTTTCAGAAGATGCCTACCCTCTTCTTAAAGAATTAGTTGAAGAAGCAAAAGCTACTCCGTCTGAAGTATTTATAGGTGCTAGTGCAGATGATGTAGGTACAGTATTAAATAATATAATAGATCCTTTGGTAAATAAAGAATTAGATAAATTTTATAGTCAATTTGTAGGTAAAGAAATAGAAGGAATAGAAGGAGGCTTTAAAAATGTTGATGAAGTTAGAAATTATTTTGAAGAAGAATATTTATCTGCTTTTGGATCTTTAAATGGTTTAGGAAAATTTGAAAAAGTTAAAGAAGCATTACCTGCATTTGCTGATGAAATGAAAATAGCCATAGACGATTTTGGTTTAAAGCTTACAATGGATGATTTAGATCATCTTATACAAGGATTAAATAGCAGAATATTTGACGGAATAGCTAACTCTAATATACTTACACGATCTGATCCAGAATCTATGGCTCAAGTGAGAAAGTTAAATGCAATAAAAGGTAGATTGGATAGTGAATTAGCCGAAGGTGAAAACATAATAAAAACAGAATACAAAGCTAATTGGAAAAATTATAAACTTGCAAAAGAATTTTGGAAAAATAATGTTTCTCCTGTGTTGTATAATAATGATATTACTGATTGGGTAATGAAACTTAATTCACCAACTAGAAAAAAGATAACACCTAAAAATAGAACACAGTATGATCATGCCAACTCTTTATCAGGTAAAGGAAATAAAGATGGATTTTTAGACTATGTATGGAAATCTCTTCAAGATGATCCTGATAAAGCTATGAAAAATGTAAATAAAACTTTTGGGATTTGGGATGGAGTAAAAGGTAGTGATAATTTTATTCCTGTAACTGATGATATGATTAGGCAGGCTGAGACAGGTCCTACAGGACAAGGAGCTGGTCGTTATTTAGGATATACTGCCGATGAGTTAAGAACAATAAAACTGAGACGAGAAACTTTTGGAGCAAATCTCAATGATTATTATGTAGCAAGGTTTCAAGATGGTTTGGCTAAAGCAGGAGAAAAAGCTGGGATACCTTCTAGAGAATTAAGAAAATTAAAAGATGGTAGTGTAGATTACGACTATTACATAAGTGTTCTTGATGATGTTAGAAAAGGAGTAGTTGATCCAAAGACTAATCTAGCTAAAATGGCTTTAATAGCACAAAGAGGTTTGTTTAAAGAAGCCCATATGATAGACAATTTAAATACAGATATTTTTAATTCAAAAAGAGCTTTACAATTAAGAAAAAAATTAGAAGCTGCTGATCTTACCGATGCAAAAATAGCAAAAAAATTATATGATGCTGACACTGCTTTAAAAAATTCTAAAAATTCTTTAACAGATGTAGAAACTATTATAGCCCATCAAGAATTGATTCAAGGTGCTGTACAAAATATAACTGGCAAGTCAGTCAATGTAGATCAATTATTTAATCATCTTATATTAGAAGCAGCTGGTGAAGATAGAATAAAAGCATTGGAAGATTTTTTAGTTCATGGAAAAGTGTCTGAAGAATTAAGAATGCCTACAGGTTCAGCAGGAACTACAACAGTAGGAAAAGGTTATACAACTATGACAGGAGGACAATTATCTCAAAAACAATTTGATGATGCTATGTCTAAAATTCTTGCTGCAGGAATTAGACGAGCTTCTACTACAGAAATTAGAGTAGGAAGTCCAACAGGAGTTGGTAGGTTAGATTTAGGAATTGGTACTCGTATGGAAACAACTGTTGATTATATAAAGATGATGTCTATTTTAAAAGAAAATGAAAAAGCTTTAGCACCATATGTAAATGTAAAAGCTATGGAAGTAATAGGTGCTATGGGCCAAATAATGGACCCCGGATCTATATCTTCTATTGGTGTAAGTATTGCAAATCCACAAGCAGGACTAGCTAGATTTACCCCGGCATCTTGGATAAGTAGATTTTATGCAGCTCAATCAGGCAGAACATCTTATAGATATATAGGTGCTGAAGCTCTAGTGGCTGCTTTATTAAGAAATAAACATAACGTAACTTTAGCTTTACTTGAAAATAAAGGTGCTCAAGAAGCTTTAGCAAATATGCTTATTTCTGGAAAAGTACCCAGTAAAATAATAGGTTCTCCAGCTTATGCTTGGCTACCAAATTTAGTAGCTAGAACAGAACAACTATCAATGGGCATTGGAGAAACTATATACACAACTGTAATAGGAGGAAAACCTGAAGATGAACAAATGGAAGATTTAGGTATAGTAAATTAGAAAGCTCATATAAGAGCATATGACAAGAAGACTTCCAATAACCAACAACAAAGGAGGATAAAATGGAAGAAGTAAGTATGATGAGTTATATTATGAGCAATTGGTTTTCATGGCTAGGTATGTTAGTAACTATCGTTGGCTGTGGAGCATTGATTGCTACTGTAACACCTAACAAATCTGATGATCGTATAGTACAATGGATACTTGACATCGTGAATTTTGTAGGAGCAAACATAGGAAAGGCTAAGAACAACGATGGCTAATCCTTACGAACAAAATAAAAAAAATAATAACACTAATAAAAGTGGGGTAACAAATATCGGGGGAGACATGTCTTCCCCAACCCCTGTAACAGATGCAATGAACTTGGAATCATTACGTAAACCTTTAGAAGCTTTTGATGACAGCAAACAACCATTAAAGATGATGGGTGGTGGACACGTTAAAAAGTATGCTAGAGGTGGTGGTACAAGGCCGGTGAGGAGATAGAGTATGGCAAGAGGAACAGGTCCTAAACCTAATAAAATGTCTGATAGAAAAATTAAGTTAAAAAGAATTTATCCTGATAGACCTAGCTTAGTTGACTCTGGAAGTGATAGGCTAGGGATGTTAAGGCAAAGTCCTGTACGATATGAGCTTGTGCTAGATAAAAGTGGAGTAAATATTGTAGATTCTGAAACTAAAGAAAAAGTAGATCCTGTTACAGCTACAAAAATTACAGATGGTATACTTGCTACTCGGTTAGCTAATGAAAAAATGGAAAGAATGAGAAGTTCTGATTACACAGGTATACCACGAGTATCTGGAACAGATGTAACTAATAGATTACGAAGACAAACCTTTCCAAATTATATAAACAGACAAAATGTAAACCAACAAAATCGTTTTGTTCCTTTAGATATACGATCTGAACCTCTAGAAAGAATAGATGCTCCTGTACCTCTTGTAAACACAATGGAAAAACCTGTAAGACGTAGGAGTGCCTACGAAGATGATCCTAATTTTTATTCTTTAGGAGCTGACACTGAAGGTTATTTCTACATGGGAGGCCCTGTAAAAAAGAAGAAGAAGAAAAAAAGAATGGGGTATGGTGGTAAGATGAAAAAGTATGCTAAAGGTGGAGGCATTCGTAAACCTAAATACTCTTAACGTAGTATTTTATATATGTCTCTCTCAAGCTGTACAGAATGATTGGACAAGTAGTTTAACAAAGCCACAATAACTTCTGTGTTTTGATATTGATCGTTCCACTTGTCCATCACCTCTTTAAACTCTTCCGGCTTGAGGCATTCATGTTCTACAGCAACATGTCCTGCCTGTGTAAGCTTTACCGAAAAGTTAAACAACTTAGCTTCTTCATCATACATTAAATATCCACTAATTCACACACTCCAGCTGTACAAGCTAATTCTTGAGAACCTTTAGTGTTATCTTCCTTCTCATAGTCTTGTAATTTTTGCCAATCAATTGAGGTTGGCATTTTTTTTACGAGTTTTTTATATTCTTTTTCATCTATATCTTGATAGGGAGCCTGTTGATATGTGTGGTCGGAGAAGGGAAGAAAGGAAACACCACTCAAGTACTGGAAGTTATCCCAGCACCATGCACCAACAGGCACCCACTCGTCTTCTTTTACCGAGATGGTAACAGAAGGTTTGTGTTCACACCAATGTTTTGCATAAATTTTCCATATCTCTAGCTGTTCTATAGCAGTCATATCATGCCTGCACACAGAACCTTTTGGTGCCATCATAGGAAAAGAAAACACTGTTGTGTGATCTGGTTTTAGATAGTCTGGCTCGTTAGGTATACCAGATTCTCTCATAAATTCTGTAAGAGGATCTTTGTTATCTCCTCGTACTGTTCTAATATAATAAGGATTGTGTCTTGCATGTATGCCACTTGCACTGTCTACTAACTGACTAACAGTACCAGAGGGTTTAACACAAGTGATTGCTGTACTTTGGTTAATACCAAACTTCTCTGCCCAATACTTATTAGCTTCTACAGCAACACTACGTAATGTTTCTAACCGTTTTTCTAAACCGTCTTCTCTACCATTCATCAACGGACTATCCATAATACCTGTAAGAGACACACCGAGTAACCTCTCTTCTTCGGTGTTGTTCTGCCATCTCTTTCTTAGGTATCCAAAATTAGTAAACGTAGATTGTACTGTACCAAGAAAAGTTGCAATCTGTATCTTCTTAGTTAGTGATTTCATAGTATCTGTAGATCGTACAACAACTTCTGTAAGATTACAAAATTGATTAGGTCGTAGTATAATCTCACTACAAGGATTTGTACCAAAATCCCAAGATGCATCTCTCCTACCATTCTCAGCAGCTTTTGCCTGTGCAGAAGATCTACTAAATATACCTCTCTCTCCAGATTTACTTTCATACAAGGACAGCCACTCTTTCATAAAGATACCGACATCTGGCTTTTCTGTATAGGCTACAGAGTTGTTAGCCAATGCCCTTTGTGGATTATCATTCCACCATTCACCCATCTTTGCTTTACGTATTCTTTGATCGGATAAGTTAGATAAAGATATTAGAGCAGATCGTCTTACACCACCAACTACTACTACCTCACCTGTCTTACAAACTATATCATGGCATTCCATAGAGGACAGCTTTCTGCCTTTTGCATCTTTAAACTTTGTAATCGTAAAGTCAAACAAATCTACCAATGGCTGTGGCCCACTAGCTCTACCACCAAATGTTTTTAACCTTGCACCTGCAGGTCGTAGTTTAGATACGTTTATCTTTGGTATCCTTGCTGTGTACAGGTAAGATATTAAATCTCTAAATCCTTTTGCCCAACCTTCCTTAGAATCTACCACAGATATAACATCTTCTGTGTGTTCAAATTCTCTGTCTGGTACTGTAGGTAACTTATCTGCATACTGCCTCTCTACAGAAAAACCTACCCCCGTACCATTCATGAGTATGTACAGCACTTCATCAAAAGCTTTAGGATTATCTATCGGTATATACGAACAGTTATAGCCAGCAATGTGCTCTTTCTCTAATGCTTTTCCTGCTGTCATTAAAGCTCTCATGCTAGGCATTACTTGTAAAGAAAGAATAGCCT